ATACCTGTGTCCGGGTTCACCACCTGCCCGGACTCATCAATGCGCAACGTCACCTGCTGACCGTACTTGCGGATCAGCGTGTCAGCGGTAGCGCGACGGTCTTCGTAAAACGTCCCCATCCGACCTATGACCCTCCGCTAGTCACTCTTGCCTTCAGCCTCCAGCTGCTTAACCTTGCCATGCAGGCACTGGCCCAGCTGACGGAGTGCACCAGAGGATGAGAATGATCGACTTCAACTTGCGATACCGGCGATCGTCTGCCTCCACCTTGGTCTTGTCATCAAGCGACTTCTTCTCCCTGCCCGGTTCACCGTCGCCGCTCGCCCAGTTCCCGTGGCCGGACTGATCGTGGTCCCCATGCTTACGCAGCCGCCACTTGTAGTGCGCCAGCAGGTTTCCCTTACGGGTAAAAAGCTCATGTCACCATCCTCAGATCGGGTTGAAGAACTCGGTATCCGTCAGGTCCAGCGCGGCTTGCGCCATGGCCAGCTCCTCCTCGGCCGTCAGCCCGATGTAGGCACCGACCGAGACACCCGAGACGTTGGCCAACGGAACCAGCATCTGGTCGATCAGCGGGAACGTACTGGTGTGCTGCGTGGACTGAGAGTAGGACACCGAGATGGGCCCCACGGACTCGGAGGTGACCTGCACATCCGATGCCTTGACCTCCGTCGTGACGAACGAGCGGCCAGACTCGACCAGCCACGCAATCTCCGCCTGCGCATTTTTGACCAACTGCGGGATGGTTTGGTCGTCGATCTCGATCTCGTCCTCATCGACGACGTCGGTGCGCGGCCACGACAGCGGCTGGTACGCCACCGCAAGCGAGTCGTTACGCTTGGACCCCTTCCACAGCAGCCGGTAGCGCGCCTCCATCTGCTGGCAGGCGATCCGCAGCCACTGCTCCTTCTGGGTCACCGTGGGTGAGCCGGTATGAACCCGGCCACGAGCCGTCAGGTAGTTATCATAGTCGGTGGTCGAAAGATACGACTCCGCACCAGCTATGATTGTGCCGTCCTCCACCACCAGAGCCATGCCAGCCTCCCTGACTGTAGAAGCAAGCTACGCTCTTGACGGCATGTCAGATCGCGACAGCCCGCTCGCCCTTGTCCTTGTCCTTGGACTTACCAGCCTTGGCGACCTGCCTCGCCGACTCTGCCGCTGCTGCCGAAAAGAACGGCACCCCGGTGAAGTCATCGGACACGTCGAGCAGGCGCTCGGCCAGCTCCTCCGACACCTCCACCGGCTGCCCACGCAGAAACTCCGGGCCACCCACCACATGATAGATTTCGGCGCCTGTCAATACAATACTTGGCATGAAAAACCCCTGATAAACGTCAACTCATTCGCATGATGACGGGCCCGGCTGCTCACCGGGCCTGCCTCACATCCCATCAGCTGCCGAGATTCAGCAACTGCACGGCCGCAGACGGCTCCTCGACCTTGAAGTCGACCTTGAAGGTCAGGACGATGATGTAGACCCGGGCGCGGATGTCCTTATCCGACTCCACGTGGATCTGCCGCTGAATGCCGAAGATCAGGTTCTGCGCGTTGGTCAGCAGGCCCTTCGTCCCGGGCATCAGCGCCACGCCCTCAACAGGAGCGCCAGCCGCGTAGACCGGGGCCGTCGACTGCAGCTGCGCATCACCGACCGAAGTCTCACGTTGCGCCAGCGTCTCACGGTAGTCCAGTTCCTGCTCGGTCGACACGTAGTGGCGCAGCGCCGCACGATTGCGCCGGTACTGCGGAGGCAGGACCTTCATGGCATCCGTCAGCACCCGCCGGGAAATCGGCTGACCACCGGCATCCACGTACTGACCGGCCGTGGACTTGAGCCAGCCATTCACCAGCGCGAGGTAGGTGTCGGACGATGCGGTATCACCGAGGATCGCCAGCTCCTCCAGATCCACCGCGGCCCGCTCGGCGATGAGCGTCATGATGGTGTCCTTGATGCCGCCCGAGGTCGGCGAACCGCCCACGTCCGTCATCTGACCGATGTTACCGCGCTCGATGTTCGCCTCGATGACGTCGTACGGCAGCCAGACCTCCGCAATCGCCTCCTTAACGGCGAGCTGGATCTGCTCAGTCGTCGGCTTGCTGCGGTCCGCAGACTGCAGCGCCGTCGCCGCGGTGGCCGCACGCATAATGCGCGTCGCGAAGCCGATCTTATTGATCCACATCTGCGGGCTGTTCATCGCCACACGCCGACTCTGGGCCAGCATGGTGGCTGGTGTCATCAGCTTGCGGATGAATACATCCGCCTGCTCGGCGTTCAGTAAACCGCCGGAAGACAGGTCCGACACCGCGATGTCTGCCTTGCGCAGCAGCTCACTATTGGTAGTCATGCCACTTCTCCATGTTTCCTACAGTTAACCTGCCCGATCCATCAGATCGAACTCGGACAGAATCCCATCCCAGAAATCTGCGCCTGCGCTCGACTTCTCCACCACCCGCTTGCGATCCCGGGCCAGCACGCCCAGCGACTCATCGAGGCTGGCCGTGTGGCTGGTCACCACCGTTCCGCGCGCCCGCTCGTCGGCGGCCTTGGCCACCTGCTCAGCAGCCGCCAGCCGCTCCGCCTGTGACGTCAGCGCCTTGTTAAACTCGGCTATAGAACTGGTCAGTGCCTCGACCTTGCTGGTCAGTGCCTCGACCTTGCTGGTCAGTGCCTCGACCTTGCTGGGCAGCGACTGCACAACAGCATCCGCCTCGCTGGTATCGCGCGGCGGCTCCTCGGTCTTGGCAACCTCGATCCAGCGAAGGAACACCTCATCGTCACCGCACCACTCGTACTCGTAGTCCTTGGCGATGACGGCGTCACCCACCCTGACCTTGCGGGTGCCCTTCTGGATACCCTGCGGCTTGGCCGCCCGGGCCTCCTCCACCGTCATGCCATCCTTGACCTTACCGGCCACACCGGCCGACATCGCGGCGTCCGGCTCGGGAGCCGGCACGTCCTGCGGTTGCATGTCCTCTTTCACGACCTGCCGTTCTGTCATCGTGATCTCCGTTTGCTCGACCTGCGCGGCGATTGCCCCACCCGTTGTGCTTGTAACCCCTCCAACCTCTGGCTGGACAGGCAAATCAGCGCGACCCTGCAGCTCCGGCGGCAGGTTTTCGGCTTTGAGGATGCGAAACGGGGACCGATTGGCCCCGCGTTTGACTAGCGAGATGAACTTGATGTCTGGGTCGAGAATTTCGTTCCCGACAAGCCGGACCTTCACAGCGACTTCCTACACGCGCCCAGCACCATTGGGCAAGCGTAGGTCCTCCAACCTTTTTGCGGAAGATTTCCCGTTCAGCACGGGAAATCTCTAAGTTACATATCCCACCACTGCGGGTGGCTCTGGTCGCGAACGGTTTCCAACAGCTCCTCCTCGGTCGAGAACGGGGTGACCGGCGGGTCAATCCAGCTATCGCTACCGGCCGGGCGCCGGGTCCACGTGGGTGTCATGACTGAAACCTCCCCAGCAATGCTCGCACCTCACCGGGCGGGTTGGCCTCGTTCAGCCACTTTCGGTAGGTCCTCACCCCCATCACCCGGACAAGGTCCTCCAGAGAACTGACATCTGGTGGTACCTGCGCTAGACCATGGGCCGACATCTGCCGCTGCATCGCCACGACCTGACGCACCCCCTCGTCGGCCTTCGCCACCAGAGTCCGCCATTTCGCATCAGGAGACTCGACGGTGTAGTCTGCCCCCAGCAGACTCGCGAACAAGATGGTCCGCACGCGCTGATCTAGTCATGGTCGCCATGCCTCAACGGGCCCCATCGAAACCAGTAGCTCACCGCCCGCACGCGCCTCCCGCGCATGGCAGCCGCACCGCTTTGCTCACGTCAGCCTGTGGAATGCCCATTGTCTTTGCAAAGTCCTTCGCCATCGTGATGAGTGTGCCGATGTCAGCGTCGATCCGCGCCACCTTCACGGGCACGTAGGTGTTGCTCGCGTAGCTGACCGCCACCTGCGCGCCCCAACGATGGTGCCCGTCGATGATGTAACCCGCACGATCCACGAAAATCCGCTCATCAGCGAGCGTCCCGTTCATGTACGCCTTGGCAATGCCTGCAATCTTGCCGCCGTTCATGTCCCGCTGGGTTGCGCGCAGGAACGCGGCCCCTTCGCTGGTATCCGTGACCTCAAAGCCCTGTTGCTCAAGGTGCTCACGAAACTGCTTGCTAACATCCACTTCACCGCGCACATCTCGCGGCAGCTTGTCCGCCGGGGAACCCGGGATCGGCACGCCCTTCAACTGCGGCATCTGAACGCGAGGAATGCCCTTATTCTCGGCACAGAACAGGTTTGTGCCCGGCACCGAGACCCGACAAATGTCCAACACTGTGGCCTTCTCGCCTCGCATCACCATATCTGACACGTACTTCTCCATCTTCTCCAACAGCGTGGCGATCTCGCGCGGCTGGTCGAGGATGACATCCTTCTCCTTCGCGATCAGCTGAATAGCGGCGTCGATGTCATCGCCGACGTCGTACTTACCATCCTTGTTCGGCTTGAACTCCCTGCCGTTGATGAAGATGGGCCCTGACGGGTCGCGCAGATCATCATGCGAGATATCGCCGCCATCCCCGCCCGCTGAACCGGACTCGGTGAACCTGCCATCCTCATCACGAGGATGATCTTCCTCGCGCCATTCCTTAGCAATGCGCCACCGCTGGAAAAACCCCACGTCACGATCTCCTATCAGTCTCAGCCATGTCGAGTAACACTAGGCCCCAACGCCTATCACAACTCCTGCAGAACGACACCAGAACCCGTCAGCGATCACGATCTGCTACCCCAGGCGTTGCAACGTGACCCTCCGTCGCGCGGGAGCACGACCACGTTCGGCAACCGCTGCCGACAGCTGTTTCACTCCCCGCTCTTCCACCACCGCGAACGCGTCAACGCGAGTAATCAAATCCAACGCCTGCCGGCGAATCTCAGGATCGCGACTCACCGCCGCTGATGCGCGGTAATCATCGTAAGAACCACCGTGATAGAACCACACCTCATCAGCCGTTACAGTGAGAGTGCCGCGATCAAGATCGGCTCCAGAGTTCGTCATCTCATTCACGCGCAATCGGGACAGGAACTCCCGCGGCAACCCCCTCTCCGACGCTTCCCGCTCAGGAACACGATGCCATTTATCACTCTTGTAGTTCGTGCGCATGATCTCTTCCAAGAAATCATGCGCCTGCTGCGCGGTGTCCTTGACCGCAGCCCGTTGCTTTTCCGCCGGCAACATCGCGACCTCCTGCAAGGTCACGACCTGATACCAGCCCGGACCTCGCGGGTACTCACTCCATGCGTCGAGGTCTTCGATCTCGTCCTCGGTAACGCGCCGCGGCTTCTCGGCCAGCACGACAAGGTGCGGTCGATCATTAACCATGACAATATCGCCGCGTTTACTCCGTTCCTCACGCGAGCCCATGAAGAATCGACGCTGATTGCCGGGCGTGCCAACCAGTTCCCGACCGGCCGCCGCGGCAAGCTCTTTCGCGGCAAACTGACCACCCTCCGGACTGCCCGGAGGATGCCGCGGGTGATCTTCCTCAATCCACTCTTTACTGATCCGCCAACGCTGGAAATAACCCATGGTTCAGTACCTCGTGTGCTGCTCCGATTTGTTCTCTCCCGACTCCTTTTCTCCCGGCTCCTTTTCTTCCGGCTTCCTTGCCGGTACATAATCGCTAAACAACTGCCCGCCGAACGGCGGCGAGTCATCTACACCTGCCCCGTCCGAGCGCAGGTACATCCGACCACCAACGGTGGTGATGTACACAACAGGGTGCTCACACTCGCACTCCTTCCCCTCCGCCAGAATCTGACAACCCTCATCGTGCACGACATGCACCTTGGGGCTCCCATACGAGGGGATCAGCCCACGGGCAATCGCCCGCTCCACGCGGGGCATGTACCCATGCGCCAGCAAGTCACGGCGCCGAATTACCATCCAACTTCTCCAGCTGCCGCCTGACCTTCCCCAGCCGCTCGCGCATATCACGCAAGCGCTCCTCATCCCTTGGCTTCCACCCCGCCGGGTCGGCCTCGCGCTCGGTCTCCAGCCGGTAGACCTCCTTCTCCACATTGGCCTCCTGCCCTTCCAACGCAAGCCGCGCCAGATCCACCTGCAGGGTCTGGACGCTCTGCAGGCTTTGGTTGGCCGTGTCAGCCACAGGCTCAACGATCTGCCGCACCTCGTCATCGTAGGCGTCCGCATCCACCCACGAGCGCACCCCCTGTATCACGGCCGTCCCGATCAGGGTACCGAGAATGGCCAGCGCCCATGCCCGGTACTGGTGCGAAACCGCCTTTGGCTCGTCCTGCCGAACCACACGGGTCTTACGCTGGGCTGCCATTAACACTTTTCCCGTTCAGAACGGGAAATCTCTACCCGCCCCAGACGAACCGGTGCACGTGACCGTCTTCAGCCGGCTCAGTGATCGTGCCGCCGACAATCTTGTGGGTATGACCACCCTGCTCGTCCGTATCTCCGCCCGTGAACTCACCGGTCGGCGCGAAGCGCAACGCGAAGGAGTGCCGATGGTCGTCACCGAACGTCTCGCCCTTGAGAACCCCGTCGTCGGGTACGTCGATCTCCACGGTCCGCTCCTCCCGCCGACCTGAGCCGAACACGGAAAAGCCGTTGATCTGGCCGCCCTCGACCTTGGCCCATAAGTTCTTGTCAGGGATGTGTACCGCGGCCACCCAAGAGCCGGCCGGGAAGTCCGGGTCGCCCTCCCGGGCAATGAAGCTCTCGACAATGCAGGCCCCGGTCTCGCTGAGGTTGTGCTCCTCGTCGACCGCCTTCATCCGCCCGCCGCGCATGAAGTCATGGGCCATCTTCTCGATGACCTCCGCGGTCATGAAGTCGCCCTGCGAGTCCACGATACCCGGCTCGTAGACGGCGCCAATAGCGATCTGCTTGCGCGGGTCGAGCTTGGCGAAGGTAACGCGACTCCTCATGACTGGTGCCTCCGGTGGTATCCCGGGCCCAGCCTACCTCATCCAACCCTAACCGCCCCAGAGATCCTCAGCGAGTTTTTCGGCGTAGTCCGCGGCATGACCCAAGGCTACATCCCCGAACAGCGCCCGCAGAAACTCATGGGCCCTGTCGAGGGCCCTGACGGTACGGACCTGAAACAGGTCACGCTCCACGTCTATCAGAGCCCGCTCCACCGGGTCCAGATCCGGGCTGGACTCCGGGTTCTGGTCGAGCGGTACGCAGACGGAACGGCACATGACGTGGAAGGGCGGGAGCGCCAACCCGGCCGCGGCCAAATCCTCGGAGGACTGCGACTCGATCCAGTCCCTCGTTTCCTCGGTATTCGGCAGCCACGGGTGGAAACTCTTGAGGGAATCAGGGTCGTCCAGTCCCATCATGAACTCCATCTTGGCGAAGCCCTGCCCAACATCGAACACGCGACCGTGCAACGCCTCACAAATTTTGGTCGTTCTTTCATCGAGCACCGCCGTGATGGCGTACTGCTCCAGCCCCCGCTCGACCGCCTCCTGGAGAAACCCATAGGAGCGCATCCGCGACAGATGCACAGAAGCACCGAGGCCCATGAACTGGTCGCCGCTGACCTCGATGGCGAGGCGCACGCGGCGCGGCGACTCGGAAATCAACTGGATCGAGTCCGGGAGTGCGGCCAACTTGTCGGCCAGTGCGCGCTCCTGCGACTGCCGCTGCATCTCGCTGATAGGTTCCTTACGGGCCTTGATGATGGCCGCGGACTTCGCAGCACCGAATCGCCCGCTCTCTGTACCAGCCGTAGGGTCGTACTGCGGACGCTCGCCACCGTGCGCCCAGTTGCCGTGGCTCTCTTGGTCATGCTGGCCGGGGAGGTGCTTGGTGATGTCCGGGTCATCAGGGTCGAAGGTGCCGCGGTTGCCGGTGGCGCGGTTCACCACCTTACTGTCGCCGCACCACGCCTTGAACTCCGGACTCACGATCTGCTGCTCGCGCAAGGAGAGACCGGCCGCGCCCCCGTGGTTCCCGTGCGTACTCTGGTCATGCTCGTGACCGCCGGGCGTGTGCTTGCGCACCGCCGGGAAACCACCGGTTGAGACCCACTGCCCGCCCTCCGAGTAGCTGGCCGGCTCGCGCGGCTGCTCCGGGGAATACTTCGCCACCCGCCGATGCTCGATCAACGCCATCTTCTGCCGGGCCTTCTCGATCTTCTGGTGCCCGCGATGACGCACGAACGCGGTGGCGTTACGCGCCAACATGATCTCCAACTGGTTCAGGCCCGAGTCGAGCACCTGCCTCGGCAGCTTCTTGTAGACGCTGGTATACCGCTGCTCTGCCAGCGCCCCCGCGCCGAGCAACATCGCCGAGGCGCCCATCGTCTTCGCCAGCTTCAGGTGGCGCTTGACCACCGGGGTCATGTCGATCTCGTCTACCGCCGCATGGGCTGCCGCGTAGTCTCCCTTCGCCAACGCCGCCGTAAGCGCCTTGCCGACAAGCGCGAACTCGCGACGCCACGACGCCTTCAGCCGCCGGCCGAGAGCATGCTCCAGATCGACGAACGCTCCGTGACGAACGGCGCGGCCCACAGCACTACCCTTCTATCGTGACGAAGCTCATTGTGAGCTTGCCGAGAGAGCGGCCAGCCGTATCGCCGTCCCACCGCACGTACACATCCTTTTCTCCGCTGCGTCTCGTCTCGACACGGTCCACCACGCCCTTCTTCCCGGTCTGGTGGTCCACTACACATTGTCAGTCCACAGATCCAACTCAAGACCACCAGAAGAGATGTCCACCAACTGGCGTAGCGCGGTATCAGACGGCGCATCGCGTCCCGGGCTTACGTCAAGCGACGCCAGCACCGGGTCGCACAGGTCGCCAGAGTAGTGCACGCGGATGGCTCCAGTCTGGCGCATGAAATCCCTCATGTAGCTCTCAACCTCCGGGTAGCTGTCTGGATAAACCTCACCGATCTGGCGATGATCGTAAGCCCGCACGCCGGGCGTGCCGCCCTCGCTCGCGCCAGTCATGTCCAGCATCTCACCACCGCTCAGGAAGTAGCTCATGACTCCAACGCCTCAGCCGCAGCGGCGATGGTGTCAATGGTGGTCATGGCATCCCGCATCTCGCCGGGTACCATCCGCTGGCCCACATACCCATTGAACAGCTTGCGCAGCCGCGGATTGAAACTCTTCACCAACCGTGCCATCGCCACCACGTGATCCGGCGTGAACTGCCGATCCCCGGCGAGGTGCGCCGCCCAGTCATCGGCCAACCCGAGCAGGATGCCATCATCCATCTTGACGATGCGCCCACGCGCGTCCGAAGCCACCTTGACCGTAGACGGCGCCTTGCCCTGCGGCGGAGGCAACGCCTCCTCCTGACCGTCCCGTTTGGCGGGCGCCTTCTCGCCGTCCGGCGGTGCCTCGCCATCAGCCCCCATCTGGCCGAGCAACGCCGCCATCGGGTCCTGCTCCGGCTGTTTCTCCATCACCAGCTTCAGCCCGGCCGCTTCATTCACGGCGGTCACAAAGCTGTCACGGGTCACCGCCTGCGAGGCCACGCCGAGCGCATTCAGCTGGACCTGCACGTCCTTCATCGACAGCGGCAATGACTTGAACACATAGCCCGGAGCAAGCTCCCGCATCAGCGTCACGTTAATGATGGCATCGAAGTTGTCCCGCTCCGGCTTGAAGACCTGCGCCTCGTCCAGCATCGCCTGCGTGTAAGCCGTGGCGAAGGAGTACCCAGCCGCTTTACCGAGGAACATATCGGAGATCCGAAACGCCGAGCGGATGTGATCGGCACAGCGCTGATCGTACTGCCCGAACAGGGCGTCCCCGCGCACGTCGCCGAACCGCTCCGTCTTGAGCTCCACCTTACTGGCCGCCGCCAGATCACCGGACAGGCTGGTGATCTCCACCACGACACCACGCTGCTTGAACTTGCTGTCGGCCGCGAGGAACTTCGACAACGCCGTGCGACTGCTTTTCGACAGGGCACCGCCGGAAACGAAAAAGACTACGGGCGGCAGGCCGCCGTTGTTGAACCACTCCAGATTGAACTCCTCCGCCCGTCGCGACCCCAGCACCGATGGCACCTGACTGATCCACCGCGGCAGGTAATAGGGCGTGATGACGTCCGGCACCAACCCGAACATCACGACCTCACTCGCCTGCAGCGCCCGCGGTACCGGCTTGTCCTTGGTCTCCCATTCCCCGGTCTCGCGGTTCAGTGCACGCGAAGTACCGAAGTCCCGAAAGTAGACCAGCCGGTTCCCCAGCACCTGCGCGTAGCGCCGTTCCTTGGCCATCATGCGATGCATGACCTTGCGGCCACCACGCTCGATCTCGGTCACTACCTCCGCCGGCTCGTCGAGCTGCACCAAATAGGTCAGCTTCGCCTCCAACGGCCTCGCCAGCGCGATCCGCCCCCCAGCATCCCGCACGACCTCGAGAAAGGCGTACCCAATGGACTCCATGTCGCGCCGTAATGCACGGCGGTGCCGCATGAAGGTCTCACGCGGCCACGGCTGACGGAAGAACATCTCTGCCGGCTGCACCGCCTCCCAATCCTTATCGGTCATGTCCTCTTCGTCCTCGCGGGCAAAGGTCCACCCGGTCCCGTCGATGTTGACCACCGTCGCCTCGATACAAGCCGCCAACGTGTTGTTCTGCTGGCAGAGGATCATCAACTGAATGGGGTTATAGGTCGGCTGCACGATGGCGTTCCGGTCCTGCTGGGTCAGGCCGCGGAACAGGTCGTTTTGCTCGATGTCCAGCGCATTCGACTGCAGGACCTCCTGCTCAGCCTTACTGAGCTGACGACCCTTGATCGGGGTGACACGCGAGTACCCTGCCGGATTGTCCTCGTCACGCGTTGGCAGGCTGGTAATGCTCGCCTTGCGGCGGGTGCTGTCTGATATGGCCACTGCGCTCCTCCTACCTACGCACCCAGTGTAAATCCTCCCACCCACGGCGCGACTAGGAAGCATTTCCCGTTCAGAACGGAAATTCAGCGGCGACCGGACCGCGCGGAGCACTCCGGGCAGGCAATGCTGCCATCAGGGACCATCACAACGCCGGCATCGAGACAGGCGTCACACCAGTGGACCACCCCGGCACGCAGCACCAGCCCGGTGACTACCCCGCCACTGACGGTCAGGTAGAACGACCCGCAACGCCGGTTCCCCCGCTTGTCAGTCACCACCGCGGAGCGCTCCGCTATGGTCATGACCATCCGCCGGGCCTCGGCACGATCCTCGGCCAACCCCAGCGTCATCGCTTCCGACACGACCGCCTCCGTCACCGATCTAGCGACCCGGGCGCTCACGCAACCCATCCCGCAGAATCTTGATCTGCCATGGCGCCTCGATGACGATGATTGCCTTGCCCTGTCGCGCCGGGCCCGCCGACACGAACACGTCTGGCAGGATCTCCTGCCGGACCGATGAGGTCACGCGAAACTCACGATCCATGGCCGACTCCTCGACGGTCACGGTGAAATCGCCATTAGCCATCAGCCGCGACACGCGCACGCGCGTCTCACCGACCCGGAACGCAGAGCCCTCAGCCACCCCGATACTCAACGCCATTGTGTTCGACCTCCGGCCACCAACACCTGCACGCCCTGACTCGATAACCGCCACAGTGAGCCGCCCACGAAGCCCTTCCGCTTAACCTGACGCTCCACCAGCCCGCGCAGCAGCAGCTTGTGCAGGTGCGCTGGGGCCTCCTTTGATGACATCGCGCACTCCCTACGCACCACCGCCGTGGTCACTGGGGCCGGGTGGCGCTTGGCCACCGCCATCAGCGCTCGGTCGATACGGCTGCCGGCCGCGGTCAGGCGCGGTAGCGGCTCTGGTTCGCGTTGTTGAGGTGGCGGCAGGCCCAGATACCTGTGCAACCCGCACAAGCATCTCATCACTTCCATCGCTCCCTCACACTCGACCCACGTGTGGGCCGACCCGCACTTTGGGCACAGTGCGCGCACCACAGGCTCCAGCACTTCGCTGGACAGTCACTGTACCACAACCGGACACAACGGTGCCGAGGCAAGCCACACTCGGCCATGGGGAGTACGATGCTGTGACCTGCCGCGACCTTCTCACTGTTGTTGTTCACCCTCAATGAGCGGCAACCCATACTGCGGCCTGTCATACACCGTGCCGCGATGATCCTTGTCCGCCCCTGACACCACGACCGGGGTGATACCCCGCTCGCGCAACCCATGCATCGCCTGCTCATCGGCGGCCTGCTCCTCGCTCACCAGCCGCTCGATGGCGGTCGGCAGGAACGCGCCGAAGATCCCGGGCCCGGGACGGATCTGCCCGGTCTCGGCGTCCTCGACGGTCACCGCCTTCGGATGCGCCAGCAGCACCCACGTCTCGCCAAGCACGAAGCCCCGCGGGATCGCGCTGATCCGCCGGCTGACGCCCATGCGCGATGCCTCAGCCATGAAGATGCTCGTGGTGCGATAGAACTGCTCGCCAACCCACAGCAGGCCGCAGCGCTCGCCCATGCGCTCAGGCTGCGCCATCGAACAGCCCACGCAGCCATCAGCGCCTACCAACGGACACGCAGGGGCCGCCACCAGCAGCTTGCCCGGGTTGACCCACGTCCAGCCCCGGGTCTGCTTGATGCCCTGACTGCAGGTCGGGCAGACGTGCAGCGGAGCCGGTAGCCGGGCACACGGCCGGCTGAGCCCCTTGCTCACCACATAGGTCGCGCCAATCTTCCGGTAGCCACAACCGCGACGTTGCTCAACTGCCATGATCACTCCCCTCCTCGATGTCGGGCAAGTCATCTATCAGGCTCTCGGCGATCTCGTCCCAGTTGACCAGCCCAATGGCGTAGCGCAGTAAGTCGCAGTACACGCCGGACTCGCCGGCCGGGCTGTTCTCCCTGTGCAGCTCCTCCAGTTCCTTCGCGAGCCCATGCACGTCCTCGCGCAGCTTCTCCGCACGCTCCTGCCAATACAGGTAGGAGCCCTCATCGCTGCCGATCCAGAGCTGGACCGCCCAAGTCGCGTAGTTGGTCCACCCGTTGTAGGTCCTGTCACTCATCACTGCAGCCTCCCGTACTGTCGCAGTACCTGGCGCAACGTGCCGCTTCACGACCTCGCAGTCGTACACGCCGCTCTCCGGGTTCTCGGCCCCACGGTCGGCCTGCTCGCTCAGCTCGATATCCATCATCAGTCCACTCCCTCGGATGCCCGACCTCCGGGCGACGATTATTCCACGAGGCTCGCCGCTGTTCGTCAATCCGCCAGCAGCCGCTCCCCGCCAAGGCTTTCAGCCACTTGCTGCAGCTCGGCGATCAAGGTCCCCCACAGGGGCCCGGTCAGCTCGATCTCCAGCTTGTCAGCATGTCCGCGCGGTCCACCACCGACCTCTTCCATCTCGATCATCGCCATCTCATACGAGGCTTCATCATAGAACCTGAACCGCACCAGTCCATTCAATCGGCTCATGTCGTCACCTCCAGCACGCCGGTTAAACTCCACGGACCGCCCGTGCCGCCCTCCGCGGTCAGTGCCCACTCCGCCGCCGTGCTGAACAACACCCACGGCCGCGGCTCTCGTGGCGGCGGTAACGGCACGCCATCGGCCGACCGGAACACCTCCGGGCCCAGCGCTACCCCGGCCATGTACACGTCGCCCAACGCCCCGGTGAAATTGTACGACACAGACGCCGCATGGTTGCCGATCCGCCATGCCGTCGCCCCGGCCATAGCCCATGGCGAGACGGTCCACGCTTCACTCGCCTGCCACTCGCCGTCGACCCACAGGTTGACACCGGCGCCAAGCGCGCCGCTCATCATGACGTGATGCCACGCGCCCACCACGAAGACAGTCGAGCTGGTCAGTACCATGCCAGAACCGTCCGCCCGACGCATAGACACCGTGATGGTGCTCGCCGGGTTGAAGCGGGCCCAGCACCCCACGACGTTCATCGGCGCTGCCCCGAGGATGTACCGGTATGACACAGGTGCCTCATCGCGCCTGATCCAGAACGACAGCGTCGCCGCATTGGCATCAGCTGCACCCGCCAGCGCAGCTCGATTCAGGAAGTCACCGGCCACTCCAGCATTTTGGAGCCGCCGCCGGGCTTGCCGGTACACCACCGGGAACACCGGCTTGTCATCCAACAATGACCGCGGCGCCACCCGGTGTCGACGCGGCCCGATCTCAATAGATGGAAACGGATCGCCCACCGGCCGCAGATTCGTTGCCGAACACGTACACGCGCGGGCACACCGTGCTCGCCGCGCCGATCCTCGAACCACCCGGTGCATAGTTGCCCGTCGCGCTGACCGCCCACAGATCGGGAGCAGGCGTGCGGTTGCCCTTCAGGTACATCGGCTGCTGGGCGCGGATGATGTTGTGGCGCACGATGTTGCCATACTTGGTGCCGTCCTCCGAGTTGCTACCGCCGAGGCTGATGCCCGTGCCGATCTCATTCACGACGTGGTTCAACTCGACCACGTTTCCAGTTTGCAGGGCAGTGCCCCACCAGTACAGGCTGATGCACGCCCTCTGACAGGTCTCGGCGTAGTTGCCCCGGACCACCCCGTCCACCATCGACTGGAACCCGACCGCAGACCTCGATGCAGCGGCGCGAGTCCTGAGCTTTGGCCCCGCGCAGCACCACGTCACTCGCCCGGATCTGGATGGCAGCATCATTCGGGCTGATCACAGGATTTGCCGTGCACCACTCGTACTCACCGGGTTCAGTGATGACCACCGGAGCCGGCCCGCACAGCATGAGCAGCAGAGCGAGTTCGATCACGTCGGCACCCGCTGCCCCTCGGCCCATGACCCCTGCCACAGCACCTTGGATGCGCGCAGCGGCGCGATGATCTTCAATGTCAACACGCCAGAGCGCAGCTCAATTTTGAGATAATTCCAGTAGGTCTTTTCTCTCTGTCCAGCAGTCACGTACTGCGCGTGGTTATCCACGCCACCCGTGGCATCCATATCATTGTAGGTAATCCCTACATCATTCGTCGCCAACTCCGCCGGGCGGTACAGGAACGTACTCGCGGCCTGTCCGCCCGCCACGGTGTTACCACTCATCAGGCAGCTGTAGCCAGCATCAGCCAACGCAGTGATTGAGGTGTGCTCTAGCGGACCGATGCAGACCTCCGTCACCGGGGCCGTCAGATCCTCGCGTGTGGCCGCGCCGCTCCACGCCGTCGAGCGCAGCACCCGCACGAACGGCTGGTGTAGGTCGCCGGACACGAGGATGATCGTCTGGTCGTCCTTCGCTCCGACGGTCCTCAGCAAGCCCGGCACGTACGCCACATCCTCGTAATCGAACGTACCCTGCTGATACGGCTTGCCGATGCACACGATAAGGAACTTGGCCGTACTGTTGTTGATCCGATCTACCGCCCACTTGAGCTGGTTGGCTGTCTCATGCGAGCCACGCGCCGTATCCGCCAGCGCGCGCGGCTGCGTCGGAGACGTCGCCATGTCACTAAACGTGATCTGGTCTAGCGTCAGCACCTCGACGTCCCCGATCACCTCGCCGAAGTACGGGTGAATGACGGTGGAACCATCGTAGGTCGGTTGCGTGTCCATGATGCCAGCATCGTTGTTCACCGGGTTGCCCATCGCGTGATATTCCCACCACGCGCGAAACGCGGCATCGAACTGGTTCTCTCCGGGACGCGAGCGCCGAGCCGTGCCGTTGGTAGTCTGGCACTCGTGGTTGTCCCACATGAAGCGCATCGGGTAGAGCCGCTGGAACCTGTCGCGGACGGTGTTGAGGACGCTCGCATCACGCCGCAGATAACTCCAGCGATTGCGTATGCGGTAGCTCTTACGCCACTCCACAAAATCTGCGCTAGTCATCCCGCTGCTGGAGCTGTTCGGGTTGTGGTCGGCGGTCAGGTTACTCGGCGGGCTACCGTTGCTGTACAGCGCCTCCGCCGCCGGACCGGGCGCGGCTGCACGATACGTTGCAGTTGCCCCACCGCCCTCGTCGATGTACAACCACTCGTTGCAGTAGATCGCATCGAACGTTTCGCCGAACATCGCAAACAACGTCTGGTCCGGCTCGTTACCGCAGATCAGGACGCCGATGTCCACATCCTGCCCGGCGGTCGGCAGTGTCTTGAGCGTCCCCTCGGCGTACTTCGTGGTGCCGCCTGACGGATGCAGAGTCACGTCCGAGCCGCCGAGCGTCAGCCGGTAATAGTACGTGGTGTTCGCCGTCAACCCGGTCGCCGTCACCAGCCCGCAATAGTCGGTGCCACTGCCGAGCGTATCCCCGGTCGTAATGCTCGCCGCGCCGAGCGCCGCATATGTGGTAGCCACGCGCACGCCGAGTTGCCCGCCCGTATTACTCGTATCACACACCCAGAAGGCCTGAGTTGTGGTTGTGTGCCGGGCTTTACGCCAGAGTAACGTAGCCATCACGCGGCTCCTTGCAGCGCGGCGGGCAGCCGCTGCGGATTCGCCGCGAGCGTCACGGCCAATGCGGCCAGATCAGTCGGTAATGCCGACAGCGCCCACATCCGCACCTCGTAGAACGTCGCATCGATCGCCCCACCAGTCGCACTATCATTGGTCGGCGCGCAGCCTATGCATATCTGCGTGCGGTCTGCGTTGTACGTCAGGTCCACTGCGCCGGGATCGGACGCCAGTGCCTGCCAATAGGCCAATCCACCATTAATGAAGATGCCCACTGCCCCGGCACCACCCTCAGTCCGGTCCCATACCAGCATGATGTGCTTACGTGCCGACGTGAAGTTAGCCGACGTCACTGGATCATACAGCCCGCCCGTGGTGAACGACAGCGAGACCGGCGAACTGGCGCCGCCGGTCACCCGCATATCGGTAGTGCCACTGCTGCCGCTGCACCCCAGCCAGATGCCCGCGTTCGTCGTCGCGCCAGTGCCGCGCCCGTAGTGGAAGAAACGATTGTACGACCCGGCAGTGTACCCGCCCTGCACATCGACCTCGATGATGACGCTGCGGTAGCCGAGCAGCATGTCCATCTGCGTCGATGTAGTCATGGTGCTGCGAGCGTACACCTGCCCGGCGTAGTTGCTGGTAAACCCGCCGGGCGTCCCCCACGCGCTGGCGTAGTTGTTGATCGTCAACCCGCCGCCGGGGCAATTCGAGCCGAGGCCGCTGGTCTCACTTGGCTTGGCGTAGTCCTTGAGCAACGCCCCCTGCCCGTCATTGCACCTGAACCAGAGCTTGAGCGCGGGCCACAGCGCCGCATTCTGCTCACTGGAGGACCACCACGGCTTGGTACTGCCGGAGGCCGCGGCAGACGCAAACGGCACCGCGAACGGAACTTGCGCGGTCATGGGCTAGGCTGCGTAGATCGTCGGCCCGGCCACGTTGCCCGGGACCACCATCAGCAACACCTCGTAGCCCATCACAAAGTTCACCATCTGCGCGCTGTTGTTGTTCGTGTCAGGCAGGATCACGTTCGGCACGTCGACGAAGGTCAGACAATCATCGAGGCTCGCCTGCAGCTTGGTGCCGCTGAGGTTGGTGCTCGACGCCGCCCACAACGTGACCGGATGCGCCGCCCCATGGATCGAGCGCAGGTCCGCCACCCGGAACACCCGCACCTTACGGACGGTGATCCCCGCGGCGGCCGATACCGTCGTGATCGCCGAGGTCCCAGTCCCTTCCACGCCCATCACCGTCGCCGTCAGGCTGGCGATGCGCCAGACCTTCGGGGCCGCCGTCGATCCGTTCACGTCCGACGCCGCACCGGTCACCCGCACGTAATCGCCCACGACGAACCCGTCCGTGATCCAACTGCCACTGGCGCGCGTGTACAGCGGATACGAGGTGCCATTTACCCCGGCCGTGGTCGCGATGTTGACCGCTGCATGCGTGGCGTCACTGGCCGTGAACACCACCGTGCCACGCCCAGTCACAGGACCCGCGACCAAACCACCAGTCAACGGGTCAACACTGAAGGTCGGGCGGAACGTGGCCGCCGTTGTCAGGTATGCCATAACGTCACCTCTCTCTCGGGTTCTACTCTAGCCCCTCCAACGCGCCCAGCAGATACAACGCCGCACCAACGCGGTTTACCTCCACCGACCACCAACGATTACGTCCCGAAGGGAACGGCAACCACACCATATCCCCATGCTGCGTGTGAACCGGTTCGCACGGCAGAGCCCGGGTCAGCCCGGCTGCATCCCGCATCGCCGTACCAATGACCACCAGCGGCCGACCACCGAGACCACTGACCAACCGCAATAACGCCATCCGCCGCTGCCCAACACGCGCCGGGTACTGCAGCAACGTGCGCGGCTCGAACCGGCTCCGGTACTCATCGCTCGTGAAGTCCGGTCTCACCGCCCGCAAAGCCTCCCACAGACGGTGCCCGGCCCCCCCAACAGGGTCAGGCTGCAGCAGGCACTCCTGACCGAGTCCTGCATCATCGAGCAGCAGCAGTATGAGGCGATGCACCAGCTACCTACCGTCACCATGCAGGCGCTGCTGGGCTTCCGCATTCATCATGCTCTGCCACCCTTCCAGCTCCCTCAGTCGGGCAACATTCGCCTCCTGCCAACCGCGCAGGTAACCCATCGCCTCACGGCGATCCCCCTCGCGCAGCTCCATCCCGGCTATCCGCGACGACGACATCTCATTCAACTCCTCGAGCGGGCGTATTCGCGTCTCGACGTAGGTCCCCCCAGCCACCAGCGTGGAGATCAGCAGCACGCCGAGCGGCACCCACGAGACCGGCTGGCGAGCCGCACGAACATCAACCTGCAGATCAGCGAGAGCCCCCTTGATCGAGGCGGTGTTCTCGCTCAGCCGCCGCTCGATGTCCTCCGAGAACGTGGCGAACTTGGCCGCGAGCGCCGTGACGTCCCGCTCGACATGCGACAGCCGCGCGTAGATGTCCCGCTCGTCCACCGCCCTGTCGTTGCCGTTCGCCACACCACAACCTCACCGCCCCTGACGCCGATGCCGCCTCTCGACCACCGTCGTCTTCGGGTGCTGCTCCGCATACTCCCGGGACACGAACTCCCCGGACACCGCCGAGCGTGCCGCGCCCTTCCGCACCGTACCCTTGCGCTTCACTTTTTTCTTCCGCATCACCAACCCCCGTCTGCTCCATCGGAGCAACAATGAGTCTGCCAGCACCCACACCGAGAAACCAACCAAGACCACCCACCACGTGATCAGCAGCCACTTAACCCCGTCCACCGGCCAGCTGCTCCGCGGCTCGCTCGATCACCGCCGACCAGTTCCCGGGATCAGGCTGGCGCAGCAGCCGCATCGAGCGATACCACGGCGTGTCTCCCAGCTCCCGCATCCACCGCCACTCCGCCGCCCACGGCAGCAGCACCGTAGTGCGTTGCCCGAGCCCACCTGCCAGATGGGCCACCGCGGTGTCGACACTGACCACCTGCTCGCACGCCATGAGCAGCGCCGCCGTATCGGCCCAGTCGCCAAGCTCCGGCACCCGCACCTGCGACGGCAGCCCGGACCGGTCCACCTCCGGCTGCAGGCACACGAACTGCACTCCGGGCACATCGAACAGCGGGGCGAAGCTGGCGATTGGGATCGAACGCTGCCAGTCCCGGTCATGCCGACCCGAACCGGCCCACGTCACACCCACCCAGCGCCCCGCCCCCAGCCAGTCCAGCCAGTGCGCGACCCGCTCCGGCTGCGCCTGTAGGTACCCCGCCGCCTCTGGCACGGTGTCCACCGTGGTACCCGACAGGTACGGCAGGGACATGAGACCGACCCGCCGATCCACCTGCACCACGGCATCTCGATACGGGGTGACCTCCACGCCCGGGAAGCTCGTCCGGAACAACTGGATTAAAGCCGGCGCCACGCCGAGCACGACCTCGGCCCCACGGTCGACCAGCCACCGCACGTAACGCACAAACTGCAGCGTATCGCCATAGCCCTGCTCGCCCCACACGAGCACACGCTTGCCGGCCACCGCCTCCCCGGGCGACAACAGCGGCACCCGGGAACGCTGCGGCCGGTGCGAGTAGCCCGCCATACGCAGCCGCACCTCGTACTCGCGCCAGCCCTGCGCGTAATCGCCCATGGCAAGCCGCATCATAGCCCCATACCAGCGTGCCAGCTGACAGCCCGGATCATGCCGTACGGCCGCCTGAGCCGACTCCAACGCGTCCTCGCAACGGTTCATCAGGCTCAGCACGTGGGCCCGCTCGACGAGCATCTTCGCCACGATCTCGTCCCGGGTCCCGGGGTTACAGGCCAGCCCACGGCTGAGCGCCGTCAGGGCCTCCTCTAACTGACCTCCGCGCCATAGATCCGCCGACAGGGCCCACCACGCCGTGGGGTTCTCCGGGCTGTACCGGACCGCCTGTGCCGCGTGCCGCATGGCCAGCGCGTACTGCCCGGCCCGGCGGGCCGCCTCCGCCAGTGCGTTTTCCTGCGCCGCCGGGATCACGGCTCCCCCTCGACGTACACGTGCAGCTCGCCCACCGACCACTCCCTCACCTCAACGCCTCCGGTATAGGGGTCCACGATCTCTGCGCTGACCATCGGCTGTGCCGGCGACACCGGACAGCTGAGCGTCACCGCCCGCACCTCCAGCTGGCGCCCTCGCACAGTCAGGATGCGCGGCCCATCCCGGTACAGCGCCCCGCCCACGTCCCGCCTGTGCAACTCCAGCCGCATCATGAAAAGGGCCCCCGCGCCAGCAGCTCTGACCGGGGGCCAACCGGCGCAGCGACGCGGAGGATCACGACGCTGACGCTACTTCAGACGTACCAGACCTCAAGGAACACGTAGTCCCCCGCTGCCCAAGCCGTCGCGCCTTCCGTCACGGTCACCTCAGCCGGTGCGTTGTTCGTGCCAGCCACCACAGGAGCGGTCACATCCGTCATGGCTGCCCACCCCGCCGACGCATCGAACACGCGCGCTGCCACCCCCTTGACGGTACCGGCCACGTGGCACACGATGATGCCCGCCGTGGCTTCCGCATCGATGACCGCCCGGAACCACACATCACGCCTGAAACCGGCGACGTCGCAACCACCCGAGAACTGCGTGATGGTGCCGTTGGCCATGGTCTCGCTGTTCCAGTACGCGACCCTCATGATCGCCGTGCCGGCGGCATGCGCCGCTGCCGACGAGCCGAGCTGGGCCCGGGCCACCGTCAGCTGCTTGAAGGCGGCAATAGCCGTGACCTTCACGTACTCACTTTCGACCTTCAGGTAGTCGCCGACCGCCACCCCACTCGCATCCGAACTGATCGGCAACGCCGTGGCGGAATCGTCGATCCCACCGGTCCCGACGTTGATGCCGAGCGCAATACCAGCGTCCTCACCGTACGCCCGTGAAATATGCACGTCGTTATTGGCCCCGAGCGTCGCCCGGGCCGTGTTGCGCTTCTCGGTCACGCCGAAGTAGTTGATCGCGGCGATGACAAGGTCGTCCGCTTCACCCGCCGTGATCGTGCCGCCACCAGCGACATCCCAGACCGGCACGGCAATCCGCCCAGCCACCGGCAGCCGATGCGAGGCCACGATCTTCGTCGCCGTGTTGTCGGCATGCGTCGCCGCCGTCGAACCAGCATAGCCGCGCACCAGCCGCACCGACGTGGTCGACAGCACCTCGCTGACCTTGCAGAACTCCGACTCAATACGGATAACCTCGCCGACCGACAGGCCGTGCGCCGAGGCAAACGTAGCGTCCGTCGCAGCTGCGGACACGCCCAGCCCGCCACCGGGGTTGGCCAGCGCGATACCGGCGGTGTCCACCACCATCAGCTCGTAGGTCTTGCTGCCCAGCGTGAACGTCTCGGCATCAGCCACAACGCCACCGATGGACAGAATGCAGGACTCCCGGCCGCTGTTGGTTGCTTCGCAAAGGCCCCTCAGCAGCATGCCGAGACCTGTATCCGAAGGCACGTGTTGCAGTGCCGATGCTCGCGTTGCCATGTTGTGTGCTCCTGTTTGGATCTGAACCCCACCACGGGGTGCGTCCTGCACAGCAGCCTACGGCCTCCAACCGCAAGCCATGACTTTTCCCGTTCTGACCGGGAAATCTATTCCCCCTGCGCTTCCTCCCGACGCCGCTGGAGCGGATGCTCCGTTAGCCGCGCGCCCCCCGTATCGAGCGAGAACCGCTCTCCGCCAGCCGTGATCGACCGATCACCCGCCGGGGCAATCCGCGCGTGCTCTTCGTGGAGGCTGCGCACGTCCACGTCATGCCGTGACCACAGCTCCGGCTGGGCATGCAGGCCGCGCACCATGCACGCCAGTGCATCAGCCACGTCCTTACTGCCACTTGCCGGATGGTCAATTTTCGCCTTCACCGGGTCCTGCTCCAGCGCCAGCAGCTCGCGCAGCAGCCACGGATGCTCCGGCACCTCCAACCGGTGGTCATAGATCGCCGCCTTCAGGTAGCGGTAGGACACTTCATCGCGATCCGCCGAGATCACCCCGGCCCGCAAGCCCTCCTGCCGTAACAGCTGGATGGTGTCGGCCGACTGGAAACTGTCGAGGCTCACCCACTGCAGCGGCAGGCCAAGGTCTCGCAAGCCCAGCAGCATCTGGCGCACCCTCCACAGCTGGATCTCCCCACGCCGTGGCGGGACCACCCGCAGGGCGAAGTCCACCACGAGCCGTGGCAACACCTCCACACGGTTCCCACGGGAGACCGGGACGAACCCCGCGCAGTGCCCGACCACGAGCCCCAGCGCGTCACCGGTCAGGCCGACGTCGATGTGGGCCCAGCGCGGTTCCTCAGGCGACTCCACCCGGTCCGGGTACGCCTCGATACGCTCCGACTCCAGATCCACCTCGGTATGCGAGACGATGCTGCGCACCCGCCCGAAGCAGGCGGCCACCGCCTCGGTCTCACGGAAAAACGGATGCCGAGCCAGCGTGGCGATGCCGAGAATGTCCCGGCTGGCGTTAACCGGGTCACGGCGACACTCCTGCAGGAAGTCGACCGGCACCTCGTGGACCAGCGCCTGATCCCCGGGCATCACCCGCTCGCCGTCCTCGATCACATGCGGCAGGCGAATCGGGTCGCCAGCGAAGAACAGGAACCGCTGCTCGGAGAACGTCCCAACCGGCTTCACTTCCCACGCACGCCGCGAATACACGTAGATGGTCGGATCAGTCCGGGCCTCCTGCTCCTTGAGGTCGGTGAACTCCCCCGGGTACTTGCGAGACCCATCGAGGCACATCACCCCGGGCAGCCGACCGTTCTTCGCGAACCGGGTCTTGCGCCGCCGGCTGATGGCGTTGTACAACGCCCACACCTGATCGTATTCCCCGCCGCTCAGCACCTGCCGGGACTTCTCCACCCGGAGCATGTCGTTGACCTCCGACAGGATGCCGAAGATGACGTTGCGACCGAGCGCCGCCGTGGCCTGCCCGGACACCGAGCCGACCTCCAACCGATGGTGCAGGAACCGCAGCGTGGCTCGCAGGTCCGGGTCATGCGGCGCGTACCGCTGGAACCACTGGCTCGTGGCCACCATCTCGTAGAACCGGCTGAACACGACGTCATTGGCCAGCCGTGCCGTGCGGCTCTGAAAAATGACCACGATCTCGTGCGCCGGGTCGAGCCCGAACTCCTCATGCGGGCTGCGCATGCACAGCACCAGGTAGAGCTGGTACATGATCGTGAACAGGCTGATCGACGTCTTGCCAGCACCGATCCCGCCCGTGGCGACCAGCTCCTGATACCGGCCGCTGTTGATCTCGCACAGCTCATTGACCAGCGCCGGCCAGATCGCCCCCGGGTTGGCCACGTAGTGCTCGCTCGTGAAGAACCGCCGTGGCGTGACCGGCAAGTACCGCCATCGGGTCGGCTTGCCCTGATGCAGCCTGACCCAGTTATCGTCGAGCGCGTCGAGGCGAACGTGTGGCGACGGGTCCCGCCTCGCTCGCAGCTGCCGGTAGCGTGGCGACTGCAGGAACTCCCGAATCTGCGCCTCCGACAACGTCAGCTGGTGAGTTAGATTCTGCATAGACTCCATCCGACTGGCGCATCAGGTGGATCATCTCCCCGGCCAGTTGCCGCATGTCCTCGTCGGTGTATTCATCCTCGCTGCGCTTCTGAACACGAAACTCATCCGGTATGCCAAGCGCCTTGCGCTCTTCCTGCAGACCGAGCCGCAGCAACTCGATAGCCTGATTGATGGTCAGCTCCTCGACGCCAGCGATCTTCAGCCGCTCGATGCCGAGCGCCGATGCCGCCCGGGCAAAGCTCGCCTGCCGGATGCGCACCTCCAGCTCGTTGAACACCACGTATTCCGGCAGGATCAGCTCAGCGACCGCCGAGCCCGGGAGCCCCGCCTGCGGGTCGATACCACGGCGGCGCATCTCCAGCAGCATCTCCCACTTCTCCTTGGACGCCCGCTGCTTCACCCGCCGCTCACTCACGCCATAGGCGGTGGCCAGCTGCCCGTAGGTATAGCGCACGCGCCGGTCATTGTTCCGCAGCAGCCACTCTTCGCGCGCGGCCTCCCAGTCGATCTTGTCTGGCGCCCCACATCTGCCCACGCGGCGATACTACCATGTCAAGGGAAACAACCAACGCATAACCGGCGCATATCAGGACCGGCTCTTCGCTTTCGGCGCGCTGCACTCCCGCTCCAGCACCCTGACGAGGGCGGCGGTGGTCTCGTCGACCCGCTGGGACAGGGCCCACAGGCGCTGGCCCTGCAGCTGGTAGTCACGCAGTTCCGCGACCGCCTCGGCGAGCAGAGCAACCAGCTGGCACGGGCAGCTGGACCAAT